AGCCTTCAGGGCCTAGTAAAAACCCAGCTAAAGCACCTATGCCTACAGCTAAAAACAATACTATGCCTGTACCAAAACCACAAGCTGCTCCTCCGAGTGCTCCTAAGCCCCCAATGGGCGGTATGGGCGGTGCTCCTAAGCCTCCAATGGGCGGTGCTCCGGGTGGTATGGGCGCTATGATGAAGCCGAATATGGGCGCTCCTAAGCCACCTATGATGAAGAAAGGCGGTAAGGTTAAGAAAGGCGGTTCTTGTGGCGGCTACAAAAAAGGTGGTACGGTTCGCGGTGCGGGCATTGCTAGGCAAGGCGTTAAACAGTGTAAGATGCGCTAATGAGAAAGGACTACAAAAAATCTTGTGGCTGCGGTAAGAAACGTGGGTATAAGAAAGGTGGTACTGTAAAGGACTCATGCTATAAGAAGGTGAAGGCCAGCTACAAGGTCTTCCCTTCTGCATATGCATCTGGGGCTATAGCTAAATGCCGGAAGAAAAAGGCTGGTAAGTAATGCGTAGGTACTATAAGTCTGGTGGTAAGATTCGCAAAACCGCGAAGGGTGCTGCGTTAAAGCGTTGGTTCAAAGAAGATTGGAAAGACGTTAGTACAGGTAAGGCTTGTGGTAGAAAGAAAGGTGATGGTCGTGGTACGCCATACTGTCGCCCTAGTAAACGTGTATCTTCTAAGACTCCTAAAACGTCAGGCGAGATGTCTAGTTCTGAGAAGAGTAAGAAGGTAAGAGAAAAGAAAAGTTTAGGGCAACCTGCAGGTGCTCCACGCAGAGTAAAGTCGCTAAAACGTAGAGGTAAGTGATGCGTAGATACTTTAAGAAAGGCGGATTAACTAAACGACAAAAGACTACCCTGAAAAAGCATTCTGTGCACCATAGCAAAAAGCACATGGATGAAATGAAGAAAGACATGAAGAAAGGCGCTAGTTTTAGCGAATCGCATAAAACAGCTATGAAGAAGGTAGGTAAGTAATGGCTACATCAGGTACTACATCATTTAACATGGACTTCCCAGAGATTGCTGAGGAAGCATGGGAGCGTGCCGGACGTGAGATGCGTTCTGGGTATGATCTAAGAACAGCTAGACGATCTATGAACTTGCTTACTATGGAGTGGGCAAATCGTGGTATTAACTTGTGGACTATCAAAGAAGCAACGTCAGTAGCACTAACTAAAGGTACAACTCAATATACGTTAGCTAGTGATGTGATAGATGTTATAGAACAAAACATACGGACTAACGACGGGGTGCAAGCCACACAAAATGATCTCCCCCTAACACGTGTCAGTGTGAGTACCTACAGCGGTATCCCTAACAAGTTAACACAAGGTAGACCTACACAAGTTTGGATTGATAGAGGCATAGGTGCACCGGTAGTTAATGTGTGGCCTGTACCAGATAAAGATAATACGTATACCTTAAAGTATTACTACCTAAAGCGTATAGACGATGCGGGTGAAGGCGCATATGACGCTGATATGCCCTTTAGATTTTTACCTTGTTTAGTAGCGGGTTTAGCATATTACATAGCTATGAAGACTCCCGAATTGTCTGACAGGGTTATGATGTTAAAAAACATTTATGACGAGCAGTTTCAGTTAGCTGCTTCGGAAGATAGAGATAAGACTTCAGCTAGGTTTGTACCGCGTATTGGGTACCCCTAATGAAGAAGTTTGCTACTGGTAAAAAAGCGTTTGGTTTCTGTGATATATGTGGGTTTCGTGCAAAGTTGCGAGACATGAAAGAAGTCGTAGTCAAGCGACAGGGTACTAGTTTATTGGCTTGTAACTCATGTTGGGATCCAGACCACCCACAGAATATGCAGGGTGAGTACCCAGTAAACGATCCACAAGCATTGCGTAACCCACGCCCAGATCAGAGTTTAAGTGCTGATTCCTCTGATACCAGTAGTAGGGCGGTAGATTGGGGTTGGAGTCCAGTAGGTTCAGGGCCTAATATGGTTATGGAAGTTAAAATAGGAACAGTTACGGTGACGGTAGAATAATATGGCTATGACATACGCAGAATTAAAGACTAACGTGCAAGACATTACTGAGATGTCTTTTACTGATGCACAGCTATCTATGTTTACAAAGCAGGTTGAGCAGCGTGTATATGGCATTATCAAAGATTTGCCTATACTAAGAAAGACTTTGGCGGGGCAATCGGTTATCGCTACGGCTGAATACGTATTGCCAGCAGACTGTTTATATGTACATAGTGTAGTGCAGCAAACCAGCGCTAACCGCAAAGCCATAATGCAGAAAGCCCGTGATTTTTTGTTTGAAGCATACCCACTTACTTCTGAAACGGTGGTTGATGGCAACGTAGAAATAAAATATTACGCGTTAGACTCTGATGCTACAGCAAACCAAGAAGCTAGCCGTATGACTCTCATACTTGCCCCCAAGTGGGACGCAAGTGTTACTTTAGATGTGGAGTATCAATACCACCCACGGTCTATAGTAGATACTGATGGTGATGAAGAACAGCCTTGGTTAGGCACTAATTACGACACCGCCTTGCTAAATGGTGTGTTGGTAGAGGCCGCTAAATTTATGAAAGCGGAACCAGATATGGTGCAGATGTATGAACAACAGTTTGTATTGGCCTTACAACAAATGCAAAATACGGTGGATATACGCCTAAAGTCTGACTCATTTAGGCCTAAAGGGCAGCCACCCAAGCCAATCCCTATTCCTACACAACCACCACAAAGACAGGAGTAACCAATGGCGATAACACAAACAGTATGTACATCGTTTAAGAAAGAGCTACTAGAGGGCGTACATATCTTTGGTACTCATACTTTTAAGGTAGCTTTGTATACTGATACAGCTAATTTGAACGCTGATACTACGGTATATACTGCAGACAACGAAGTAGCTAATGGCAATGGGTATGTAACTGCTGGTGAGGATTTAACAACCGTAACCCCGTCTAGTGGGGATGGTGTAGGGTTTGTAACTTTTTCTAATGCTACGTGGGCAAGTAGTAGTTTTACTGCTCGTGGGGCATTGATTTATAACGATACGCAAGGTGATAAGGCTGTAATGGTCTTAGACTTTGGGGCTAATAAAACAAGCAATAACAGCACGTTTACGGTGGCTATGCCCGCTAGTACAGCGTCTACAGCGTTAATAAGGATTACATAATGAGCACATCATATACAGGCACACTTAAATTAGGTAAACCTGCTGCAGGTGATACAGGTTGGGGTAACACGTTAAACGGCGAAGTTACTGATATGGTAGAAGAAGCTATTTCAGGCATGTCTACTATTAATACTTGGGGTGTGCACCCCGACGCAGCTAACACGCATACACTGTCCTCAGCAAACGGTACTACTTCAGAATCTAGGGCTGCAATACTTAGGCTTACTGATACTACTAGCGATATTGCTGGTGGAGCGACTGGGATAGTCATAGTACCTGACAACACTAAATTGTATTGTATTATTAATGAGACAGGACATACAGTGACTGTAAAAACTGCTAGTGGTACGGGCATTTCTATACCTACAGCTGTGCAGGCTAATGTTGTTTGTAATGGTACTAATGTTGTTGAGCAGACTAACTACAATTCGGCCTTTATTGCCGCATTAGCAGAAGTAGATACGCTAAAGATAACTGCGGGTGGTACGGGGATAACAGCGTTTGTTGATGAAGATAACATGGCTTCTAATTCTGCAACGGCAATAGCATCACAACAATCAATCAAGGCGTATGTAGACAATAATGGTTCGTTTAACTACCCTGAAGAGATAGTTCCTTGGGCCGCTAGCACTACTATGACAAGCTCTCCAAGTGTAGTTTTAACCGATAAAAACACTTTTGTGACATTGGCCGAGTTTACTGTACCAGCAAATAGCGATACAAACTTTCATGTAATAGACCTAGCCGCGCAATATGACCTGAGAAAAATAGGTACAACCAATGATACGCTAGGTATGGACTTCGAGCTAACTAAAAAAGTTAAAGTAAATACAGGAACTACTCTTGGTACAGTAGTTACTAGAGGGCAAAAAGGTGGGACGGGTAGCTACTTTTGGTTTTTTACTGTTGCTGGAGACAAACGTCAGGATTTAGGGCAGGCCACCAAAGTTGGTCTTAACAACACAGCCGGCTCTGACACTGGTAAATACGAAATAATAAGTTTTGCCTACGATGCTGCTAATAACCGTACAGAAATTGTATTTGATAACGGTTCCCAATACCTAGCCGGGAGTACCTTTGCTGTAGACAGTACCGCATATGTTGCTACAGATGGTTGGCAGTCGGTTGGTAGTTATTTACAAATACAAGCTAATGTAAAGATAGACCAGACTGCTTTGGGCGGC